CAAGGTTGCAGACTTGGGCTGCTTTGTATGATCGTGCGATAACTGCAATTAATACTTCTGACCAATCCAGTGAGTACGGTGGTCAGCCTATGTCTATGTCTTATGTGAGGTAAATCATGGCTGAAATGTCCAATTATCTAGAAAATGCGTTGATTAACGCTGTTCTGCGGAATACGAGTTATACGAGTCCTACAACGACTTATCTGGCGTTATATACGTCTGATCCGACTGATGCTGATACTGGCACTGAGATTTCAGGTGGTTCGTATGCTCGTCAGGCTATTACGTTTGGAGCGCCGTCTAACGGTACGTCAACGAATAGTGCTGCTGTAGAGTTTCCTCAAGCGACTGCTGAACGGGGACGTATTCAAGATCACTACTGGCAACTTGTCGGTTCAGTTGTCCTAAGGAGTAATTAAATGACAACAATTACTTTACGGAATGTAAAGGGATCAGCCCTAAGTTTTACTGAGGTTGATAATAACTTTACGAATCTCAATACCGATAAGATTGAAGGCGTAACTTCGAGTGTAGACAGCGAACTAGCCCTTTGGAGTAGTACCACTGGTAAGGTTCTAAAACGTGCTGATCTGACTGGTATTGTTAAGGCGACTGCTGGTGTAGCTACGACTGCGACTGCTGGAACGGATTACGCTAAACCTGATACGGCTAGTACATGGAGCGCTAATCAGTCGTTTAACAGTGGCAATCTGCGTCTAAATGGTTCTTCTAGCGGTACTGCGACGTTGAATGCTCCTGCGGCTGCTGCTACGAATACTTACACGCTTCCTCCTGATGCTGCGACACTAGGCTATAGAAATGTCCCTGCTGTAGGCGCTAAAACGAGTTCCTACACGCTTGCGACTGCTGATGTGGGTAAGTACGTCGAGGTGGGTTCTGGTGGCTCTATAACGATCCCTGATGCGACGTTTAGTGCTGGTGATGTGGTTAGTATTTTTAATAATACTACTGGCGCTGTGACTTGCACCTGCTCGATTACTACGGCTTATATTGCTGGTACTGATAGCGATAAAGCGACTGTTTCATTGGCTACTAGAGGTGTTGCTACTGTGTTATTCCAGAGTGGTACTGTTTGCGTGATTACGGGCAACGTCAGCTAAGGAACAGATATGAGTGGAATCATGTTGTCATTATTAAGTGCAAAACCATCATATTTAGGCCCAACATCGGTAGAGTATTTAGTTGTTGCTGGCGGTGGTGGAGGTGCTTATCAAGATCAAGAAGCAGGAGGCGGTGGTGGTGCAGGAGGTTTTCGTACAGGCACATTATCGGTTTCTGGTGGAACCTCTTACACAGTAACGGTAGGAGCTGGAGGAGCTGGTGCGACAGTATCTGGAAACAACGGCAGCAATGGCAGCAACTCTGTATTTTCAAGCATAACTTCGGATGGTGGTGGCGGTGGCGCGAAAAAGAACACCAACGGATTAAACGGTGGATCAGGTGGCGGCTCTGGCGGTACAAATACTGGCGCATTAACTGGCGGTTCTGCTACTTCAGGACAAGGTAACGCAGGCGGTAACTCATCTGCTGTATATGGCGCAGGTGGCGGTGGTGGCGCTGGTGCAGCAGGTTCAGCAGGTGGAACAGCTCCTAGTGGTTACGGTGGAAATGGAGGAAATGGTTCTGCTTCGTCTATATCAGGAACATCTGTAACTTATGCCGGCGGTGGTGCAGGTAGCGGAGATTATGGTGGTACTGGTGGCACTGGTGGTGGTGGCAACGCAGGCGGGTATTACGATTCTGCTAACGCAAGCTCAGGAACCGCAAACACAGGCGGCGGTGGTGGCGGGCAAAGTAGAAGCTCAAACCCGTCTGGTTCAGGCGGCTCAGGCATTGTGATTATTCGTTATGCAGACAGCTTTCCAGCGGCCGCATCAACAACCGGATCGCCAACAATTACTGTAACCGGCGGTTATCGCATATACAAATGGACTGGCAGCGGTTCAATTACGTTCTAAGGTGAAGCAATGGCGCACTTTGCAAAATTAGACGAAAACAATGTTGTTTTAGAGGTTTATGTAGTTCATAACAATGAATTATTAGATAACAGTGGAAACGAAAGTGAAGCTAAAGGAATTGCGTTTTTAACTGAATGGTCTGGTGGGTATGATTTATGGAAACAAACTAGCTATAACGGTTCATTTCGCAAAAACTTTGCTGGAATAGGTTATACCTACGATGCTCAACGTGACGCATTTATTCCACCAAAGCCATTTGCTAGTTGGGTGCTTGACGAAGATACATGCTTATGGAATGCGCCTATGCCAATTCCTACTGATGGACAAAGATACTCATGGAATGAAGCTAATCAATCTTGGGATTTAGTGGATGGCTAATTACGTTGACTACGACTATTGGACTCAGGGCTATGGTGAGGGTGACCTAAGCCAACCTGATCGATATGTTGTTGCTGGTTACTGGAATGATGGATACGCCGAGTATGAGGGCGATTCAGCCTCATTTACTGGTACGGCTACGTTTATTGCGTCTGCGTTAGCTGAGAAGTACGGTATTGCCACAATTACAGGTAATGCGACGTTTGAGGCTGTTCCTGTAGACGTTATTCGTGGATCGGCTTCAATTACTGGAACTGCTACGGTAACTGCTGCTGGTAACTTTATTGTTTCTGGTAATGCTTCGGTTACTGGTGTAGCAACGGTATCGGCACTAGGTAGTTATGTGACTACGGCTGCGGCTTCTGTTGTTGCAACTGCTGTGGTAGATGCTACTGGAAACATCATAGGTTACGAATGGACGATTGTTGCGCCTGAGCCTACTACATGGGTTAAGCAATGAAGATTACTTTCGGAGAATGGTTGCCAGATCAGCCCGGAGTTACTGGTGCTGTGATGGAAGCTGTGAATTGTTATCCTGTTACTAACGGTTATGCCCCTTTACGAGATGCCGCAGACTATTCTGACGCTGCTGGAGAAACTTTGCTGCTTGCTTTTGCAGGTAAGTATGCTGGTGCTTCCACTCTATTTGCTGCTAGTGCTACTTCGATCTATAAGTTTGACTCTACCGATGCCTCACTGGATGCTGTAAAGACTTCCTATAGCTCTGTAGAGTCTTGGGATGTGACTCAGTTCGGTTCTAAGCTGATTTTGGCTAATGGGGCTAACAAACTCCAATATTGGGATTTAGGAGGCTCTACGACGGTCTCAGACCTATCTGCGGCTGCTCCTACGGCTAAGTATGTGACGGTAGTTCGAGACTTTGTAGTTGCGGCTAATGTTGGTGGTGAGGAATCTAGGGTTTACTGGTCTGATATTAATGATGAGACAGATTGGACACCTAGCACTGCTTCTCAGAGTGACTCACAGTTAATTCCTGATGGCGGGGATATTATTGGGTTAGCTGGTGGAGAGTATGGATTGGTGTTCTTGGAGAGGGCGATTTATCGTATGACCTATTCAGGAAGCCCGTATTTCTTCCAGTTTGACGCTATTTCTAGGACTCTAGGCTGTTTATCTAATGGTTCTATCGCTCAGTTCGGTGGATTGACGTATTTCTTGGCTGATGATGGCTTTTATGTCTGTGATGGTCAGACGGTTAAGAACATTGGGCTAGAGAAGGTCAATCGATGGTTCTTTGAGAATGCTATTCCAGACCAGTTGATTAACGCTATTAGTTCTACGGTTGATCCTGTCAGGAAATTAGTCATTTGGAACTTTAAGAATACATTTGGCGGTAGATATTTGCTCTTTTACAGTATTGATTTGGGTAAATGGAGCTATGGAACGACGGATATTTACCATCTTTCCTATGGTTACACGCCTTCTGCGACGTTAGAGCAGGTGGATAACTACAATACGAACCTAGATGCACTTGATATTCCGTTAGATTCTAGGCTTTGGGCTGGTGGTCAGCTATTAGCGTTGGGTGTTCGAGAGCAAAAGATCGTTGTTATTTCAGGTGCATACAAGACTGCATACGTTGTTTCTGGAGATATAGATATTGGACGTTCTACTGTCACATTGGCAAAACCTATTGTTGATAATGGATCGGCAACAGTCGCAGTTGCAAGTAGGGATTTGCTCACAGAAACAGTTGAATTCGGAACCGCAGTAGCAGCAGACGCAGAAAACAGGGTTTCTCTGAGGTCTAATGGGGATTACCACCGGATTAAGGTTACTCCGACAGGGTCCAACTGGAAAACTATCGTTGGCGTAGATGTTGAAGTTGTGAAACAGGGTAATCGATGACTCGTATTGTTCAATTTCGGACACTTCCTGTATTTGGGGCTTCAGAGAGGGAAGTTTCAGAGGTTGTTCGTGGAATTATGGACGGTAAGACTAATAATACTGGTCTTATTACTCTGGCAACTGGTAACGCTACGACAACTACCCTCTATGACGAGCGGATAGGCAATGAGAGCCTGCTGTTCTTCACGCCTGTATCTGATGCTGCTGAGGCTGATTCAGCGCCTTATGGAGCGTTTCAGGACACTACAGACCAGACTGCTGCGAACACCACGACTGCTTATGCTGTAGCTTTAAATACGACTGATTATTCGTCTGGTGTCTATGTTTCCAATACGTCAAGAGTTAACGTAAGGAATTACGGGGTTTACAACATCCAGTTTTCTATTCAGTTAAAGAATACGACGAATGATTCTCAGGACACGGATATATGGTTCAGGAAGAATGGATCGGATGTAGCATCATCAAATAGTCGTTTTAGTATGCCTGCTAGAAAGTCTACTGGTGATCCTAGCCACTTAATTGCAGCTATGAATTTCTTTATAGAAATGCAAGCAAATGATTACATTGAGATAATGTGGCGTGTATCTGATGTAGGAGTTTCAATCGAACAATATCCTACTAGTTCTAGTCCGACTAGACCTGCAATACCTAGTGCTATAGTTACGGCGCAGTATGTTGCTCCTGCTGCAACAAGTAATGTTTATGTGTCAAGTCAACAAAGAGGTCAGGCGACTATAACCCATTGGGCTAATTCGACTGCTGATAAAACATACGGATACATTATCGTTGGTTAATGGAATACAAATATATTGAGCCACAACAACTTAGGGGCTGGTGGGAAAGTATAAAGCCAGCATTGGAAAAAATTAGAAGCAGGGGAAATGATGGTTGGATAGTTGAGGATGTATATACCGACTGTTTCAACCAGAAAAGTTTACTTTTTGTACTGATAGAGAACAACCACTATAAGGGCTTCTTTGTCTTGCAACCGATGGGTGAGACTCTG